CCGGCATACCGGCATACTTAGCCATGACTTGCTTGACGCTTTCCCAAGCGGCCAAACGACGATCCGCGCCAAGGTCAGGATTGGCTATGTCGCCCATCGTCTTTTTGATAAACTCGCGGTCCTGATCGGACACTTGCGCGCCAAGTTTGCCGCCAAGTTTGGCCAGCACTTTGTCGTTTGCGAAGACCTCTAATTTAGAAATCGCCGCTTGGCCTGGCGTGCTACGACCTGTGGCCCATTCAACAGCGCCGGCCGCCGCGCGTTGAAGACCGCCAGCCGTTGATTCTTTGATAAGATCCGTAATTCTATCTGTGCCAGTCTTAGGGTCAAAACCAGCGTCGCCCAGCACCGACTCAGCAAACGTCTTGTTCTTTGCCGCTTCGCTGCCGACAGCGACAGGCGCGGCTACAGTCATCGGCGGCACAGGCGGAAGCGCGGCCGGCTGCATGATAGAGGGCTGCGGCGGCGGCGCAATTAAACCGGCTGGCGGCGCGAGCGGCATGGGTGACAACATCGGGTTTTCGCCTGTGATTGGCGCGACCATCGCGTTCTGCACGGCAGGCTGACGACCATAAACAGCGTTAAACTTGTTCACATATGATGGAACGGTTGTGCCGAGAATGTCCGCTCGCTGACCGGCTTTGGCCAACGGTTTGCCCGAAAACCAGACTGACGCGGCATCCTGCGCCGATCCGTAACGAGCGGTGTTGCGCGCGAACTGATCTTCAAATACGCGCTCTTGTGCTTCCGGGCTGGCAAGAAATTCCGCCGGTGTCATAGACTGGCCAAGCGCCTGTTTTGTCCACGCCGGAATATTAGCACCCATCACCTGATATTTGCCGTAAGCGCGGTCGCCACTCTTGGTCGTAGGACCAAGCGCTTTATAATTCCCGCCGCTTTCAATGTTGGCAATCGCCGCTTTAGCCGCCGGCATGTTGAGGCCAGCGCCCGTGGCCAACATCTCTTCCGTAATCGGCGTCAACGCGCCCGTGCGCTTATTCTGAAGAAATTTACCTTTGTCGCCTAAGTCGACAACTTCCTGTTGCGCCGGCGCAGTGACTTCAGAACCCGGAACAACTTCGGCCGCGCCAGTAGCGCCGACGCGAAGGAACCGCGACGTGTCACCAAAATGCTGTTGCAGAACCTGCGGCTTAAGATCCGAGCCCTGCATAGCGACCATGCGAACAGCTTCAGGGTCATACTGCGTAGGCAGCGTCGCAGCGGCCAACGGAAAAGTTTCCGTAACCTGCTTATACCAAGCGCCATAATTGCCCGCGTTTAAGCGCGGGGCCATGTTAATCAGCGAGTCGTATTTTTTCGACGCCAGTTCAAAGTCTTTAACAGACTGTTCGGACTGGAACTTAGCCGCTTCTCGAATGTCTTTGTTTGCGGCGTAACCGGCGGCGGCGCGCTGGATCTCAAGCTGCTGCGCCAGCTTTTCCTGCTGAAGCTCCTGCATACGCGACGCTTCGCCCTGCGCAAGCGCGCCAAGGAAATTGACGTTAGGAACCTGAAACTCAGGAAGAGGCTGATATTGAATAGCCATTATGCGGGTTTCCGTCCGTAGAGATACGCGCCTGCTTGTAAACCTTGGCCCGCGAGAGAAGCCAATAAATTCATTGGGGCCATCGCGCTCTGCGCGTAAGTAGAGCCGATGTTAGCCGCGCCCTGCGCCAGACCCTGACCGAGATTGCCATAGATATTGGCGAGCTGGTTGCCCGTGTTGGCGTAGGTGCTTGCACCCTGCGTTCCGACGCCAAGCGCCGCATTGGCGATGTTGCCGCCGGTGCCAGTGTAGACGTTCGACAGATTGCCGCCCGTCTGACCCGCCAGACCCGACGCAACATTAGCCGCGCCCGCGCCCGTGCCGGCCAAATTTTGAAGACCCTGCGCAACCGCCTGACGGTTGGCCATGAAACGGTTATAGGCGTTGGTGTATTCTTGGCTGGCCATGTCCTGACCAAAACGCTGACCCGCTTTCAATGCCGATCCAGCCCCAGCCAATCCGCCAGCGCGCGCCATGTTCAACATGGCCTGTTCGCCTTGCTGGCGGCGGAACTCATAGCCAGGGTCCATCTGAAGTTCGGCCAGCGTCGGCTGCTGCGTATACGCGCCGCCCTGACCAAACAAAGCCGCAAGCTGGTTTGTCGCTTGCGCGCCAGATTGCATATATGGATTCTGAAATTCTACGCCGCGCCCATAGTAGTTCTCAAGCGCCGGGACGGCCGCAGCCTGACCTTCTCTAAGCGCGCCAATACCTTCAGTCTTACCTTTCTGAAGTTCGGCTAGAGCTTTGTCCTGCGCCTCGCGAAGAGCCTGCGCCTGCTGTTGGGCCGCGATGGCCTGAAACATCATACCTTCGCGAGTGCCTTGCGCTTGCGAGTTGGCGGCGGATTGAAAGCCCATTTTAACTCTCTCTAGCTACGGTTCCGTCCGGTTGGCGGCTGAAACCCAGTCTTTCCAGTATACCATACATGAAATCATGTCCGTCCGCGACTTTTGTATACCGCATGTCAGACAGAATTTCCTTCAATAACCCTTTTGTCGCCCAGCGCCGCCGCCACTTAGGCAGAATCGACACGTGTGTCTCGCCGTCTCGTTTGAATATAGCGCCTATTGGTTCTTGTTCTCTAACCAAAACAAATACTTGCCAAGTAGACGCTATATTCGCGTAGTCCTTAAACTCAATAGGTTGCGCCCAGTCCGTAGCTGCGTAACCTATCAATAAACCCAAATCCCTGTTAGCGACAATCTTTGTCGTCATTAAGCCGTCCAAGAAACTGACGCCGAACCGCCGCTGCCGCTTGCGCCAGTCCCCGCATAGCCGACAAGAACATAAAACGAGCCGTTCCAGTTATAGATTGGACCGCCCTGACCACCACCGCCACCGCCGCCAATCGACGTGCTCACCGTTGAGCCCGACACAGGGCCGCTGCCGCCGAGAGCGGGGTTAGTAAGCGTCACCGAAGATGTAGACCCGCCACCTCCAGGGCCGCCGCCCGCGCCAGTCACATAGCCGCCTATTGAAGTAGAGCCGCCCGAACCGCCGGCAGAACCGCCAGTCGGCGCGCCGTTAAGAGGGCCGCCAGAATAAACGCCGCTATTGCCGGTTTGCCCGCCACTGCCGCCGGTTGCGGTGAACGTAATCGTTCGATATGGCGGTACTGTCCAACTACCGGAAGAAAGCCCAGTGCTGCCAGCCGTTACTTTCTTAGTATTGTAAAAGTCCGACATGTTGATCGTGCCAGACGAGAAAACACCTGCCGTTCCGCTGGCCGTTCCGTATAGCTCGCCACGATACGCGCCGAGATTATTACCAAGCGCAAACTCAGTGTTAATATCGTTTATGCTTATCGTGCCGCTAGACGGAAGAGTCATTAGCGCGACTCCAACTTAGCCGACAGTTCTTTGACCGCTTCGATCAAAACGCCAACAAGATTGCCATAGGCCACAGACAGCGTGCCGTCATTGTCTTTGACGAGCTGCGGCAGGACGGCTTGAAGTTCTTGAGCGATAACACCGACACCGGCTTCGCCAGTATCAACGCGATCATAAAAGACGCCGCGCATTTTTTCCACAAGCGCCAAAGCGTTCGGGATAGTCTCGACATTCTTTTTTAACTTGGCGTCAGAATACGCGGTCACATTGGCGGCGGCAGTAAAATTGCCGCTCGTATCCCAGTAGACCTTGGCGGTGCCACCCGAATTTTTCCAGCCGATCTGCGAAGCGTTGCCGTAAAAATACCCGCCCGAAGAGCCAACGGTTATGGCCATTTCGGTCGTGCTGTTCACAATCGACAAATTGCTGGCAAGTGTAGTCAGACCGGATACGTTAAGAGTGCCGGTCACAGATGTATTGCCAGTAATAGTCGCGCCGCCGCCAGACATTATAACGGGGACGGTGAATGTGGCTCCGGTCGAGTTAACAGTCAATCGCGCGGCGGTGTTAGTTTTGACCGTAAAATTACGATCATCGTTGACGGAAAAAATAGAGTCCGTTGAATCCGCCGATATAACCGTGCGCGCCGTGCCGCCCGACGTGGAGATCTGGATAGCGCCGCCAGCCACATCTAATGCGTTAGCCGGCGCAGCCGTGCCAATACCCACTTGGCCAGTCGTATCAACAACAAACGGCGACGCGTCAGGGTCAGCCGAGTCTTGAACGCGGATAGCCGCGCCCGCGCCGGTCTGCGTGACTAAAAGCGCCGGGCCAGACGTATTGGCGGAGATCGTTACGTTACTGGAAAAAACCGGAGACAAAGCCGTAGACGGGGCGGCGATGTTGTCGACCGTCCAAATCTCGGTGCCGTCGGCGTCTGTAAGTTTGAATTTATAGTCCGCCGACGACAACCAGATATTAGCCTCGCCACGAGCATCCAAGACAATAGGATTGCTGTTGGCCGTCGCGGCTGTCGAATCCGTATACGTGGCCTGCGGCGTGGTCGTGCCAGCGGCGTAAGTATAGAGAAAACCGCCCGCCAACGGGACGCCGGCAGCGTCGATAAACTGGGCTTTAGCTGTGGGTGTTACGACGGCCATTTATCCACCTACGATACTAGTAACGGTCAGAATGACCGAAGGAATGGCGGGGATATTCCCCGATGCAGTAGTAGCCAATATTGAGACGTTCGTATTCGTCGTTTCCCAATACAGCTCGAAATAATCACCTGCGGTTAAACTTACCACGAAATTCCACGCGGCGACATAGGCGTTACTAGACCCCGATAGCGTGATCTTTGTGGCCGAATCAGCTACGTTCGTGCCGTTGACGCTTAACCATATATAAACATCTTTAGAGCTGGCATTAGTACTAATAAACTGCGCCGAGAACTGTATGTTATATGTGCCTGTATTGTCTACATAAACGCGTGAGTTTGGCGTTCCAATATATACGCCGTATTGTAACGGCCCGTCATTGATCTTATTGGCGGTGCTATTAAGCGTCATGGCGTAAGCCGTATTGGCTACTGCCGCCGTTTGCGTCGTCGTGTCGTAATAAGACCCATACCGCCGGCCATTCTCGACCGACACATACATATTATAGAACCAGCGATACCATTCGCGGGTCACATAATCCGTGAGTCTGTCCCATATCGGAACACGCGCCGCCGGTATTTGCGTGTTATTGTCAGGCATTGGTCGGGCTCACATGGAGTTCCGCGCCCATAATAGCGATTTGAACAGGATCTGTGCCCGACACTTCATATACGCGGTCACGCAATTTCAACGTCATGCCAAGACGCCGCCAGATTGTGCGATAGCCGGTCTGGCCAATCTGGCCCATAGACTTCCAATGCTCATTAGACCATGTATGGCCGCCGTCATCAGACCAGCGCAGCATGACCTGAGGGTTAGCGCCGATTGTGATGTTATATTGAGCGTAATCGCGGATCTTTAATGCAGAGCCGGCACGGTCAAGAATATAGTCGTGGTTACGGTCATAGATATAAATGATCTCGTTAACTTCTTCCTGACTATAGCCAGGAAGACCCACGCCAGCTTGGCAGTCTAATTGAAGACTATGCTGCGCAGAGCGGTTAAGATCGTTCTGTCCGGTCGGCAACGCGCGCCACGACCGCAGCCATTTTTGCGTCGTGCCAGCCTCAGAATAAACTGTCGGGTCGTAAGCAAAAATCTCGCCCGTGCGGTAGTCGCCGACGACAATTTCATTGTTGAAATTCATCTGGCAGTTGCCGCGAGTGCGGGTAAAGTCGTTATTCTCCCAGCCGGCGCGTTCATGCCATGCGCCAGTCGCCACGTCGTAAACCCATGTCGTATTAGCGGTTGGGAAATTCAGCACATAGAAGCTATGGCCGTCTTGCTGATAGGTATAGGCCACGGCGTCGGAAAGCGTCGAATACTGTTGGATCTGCCACTCAACAGCGTGCGTCGATATACGTTCGCCAGAATAGCCTTTTGAGCGATAAACGATACCATTACCGCGAGCATCAGCGCCCAGCCAAAACAGGCCGTTATCCAGCTTGGCCACAGAATACGCCGCGAGACAGCCAATTTCATTGAACGCGCCTTGAATACGCGCCAACGGAAAATCCGGCGTTCCGGCGTCATACCAAACCTCAACTGAGTTCTGACCAAATAGCCAGACTTCACGATGGTCGACAATTAGCGTGACAAGATTGTCGGGCGAACCTTCAGCGCTGGCAAAGTATAGCGGGTCAATCGTCGTGCCAGTCGAATCCATAACCCAAAAGATCTGACTATCGGGCTGATTAAATACAAACCAGCCGTCAAGAAAGCCGCAGCCAACAGCGCCAGCAAAAGGCGACGTAAGTTGAGTCAGGAAAGGTGAAAAGGTCAGCGTGACGCCAGAATTGGTCGCGGTCGCCGCGACCGATAGCACAAAAGTCGTGCTATTAGTGATACTTGCAACTGTTGCGCCTACCGGAATACCTGTGCCAGACACGGGCTGGCCGACATACACATACGCTGTATCGCCGCCTGATACGGTCGTGCTGGTATTCGTAGTATTAAACGCGAGTTCCTTATAGGTGCTATTGTATATGTAACCGTTTGATCCAGCGGCAATGAACATTTGCCGGCCATTATCGGTCATCGTGACCTGATCGGTTCCAGCGATTGCCCCAATCGCGGTATAGTTCCAGTCCGAATCCAAACGATACAACGTAGTAGCCGATACAGCATAGCCGTATGTGGTCGTTGCAGACTCGCCGGAAGCCGGATCAACAGTATCGCTTGTAAATGTCCATAGCCCGCGAACCGGGCCAGCGCCTAGCGTCTGAAGATACCGAAGCCCTGGCGCACGCTGTAGCCATGCCGCCTCTTTGCCGCCTTCTGGAATAACCTCTGGAAAAAGGTTGACCATACGGGCGTCGGCCGCATTGGGGCTGCGCGTTACATAAGACGAGCCAAGGATCGGCGTCTTCATTAGTAATTGCCCGCGTAGATGTTATAGCGCTGGCGCGTGCCGACAATGCTGTAAGGCAGAGCCATGATGTCGTCAGGGTTATTGATGCGCTTCAGGTCGCGCTTGCTATACATGGCGATGCGCTGCACCTGCGCGGACGGCTCAATGCCGAACTCCGGCGCGAGTTCGCAGGCTAGATTGTAGCGGAACGCACGAAGATAACCGGGCGGGAAAGTCAGCGCTGTCGCCAAATTCGCCGGGTTAGATAACTTCTCAACCGACACAAAATGCCATTCCAGAAGCCGCAGCGGCACTGGGTAAATGACCATTTCAATGTTGGGGTAGGTCATATTGACCCACATGACCTGCGGGTATGTCGACGTGACAGTCTTGACGGCAATACCGTCGTATTGCTGCTGGTTAATTAATTTTATGCCGTAAGACACATTGGTCTGCGGATCACGGAAATAAGTCGCGTCGTCTAAAAGAACAGGGCGGTCGCCTACAAAATCACCCGTCGGGCCAAGCGAACGACTACGTTCGCCGGCGGGCCAAAGAAACGTCTGATCCTGCGTTGAAAAGACTGACAGGCGTTCCGTGTTCCACGAGTCGATCATCTGGTTCAACGCCGTCAGCGCGTCGTTCGCTGTCTCTGACGAGGGCGTTTCGCCTTCCGCGAGAACGCCCAGAAGTCTCAGGGCTCCGCAGATCTGATCGTAAGCCGTCGTCGTCATTCGGGTCGAACCTTTCCCAGCCGTTCTCTATGTCGGCTTCGGCCTCTAAGTCCATTGTAGCGACTTTAACGCCATGAACCTCATGGCGCAAATAAATAACAGCCATTTTTCACCTATGGTAAGGGCCAGGCGGGCCGTAGCCCGCCCGTAGGATTAGATTAGGTCGGGGCCTGCCACTTGGAGCCGTCCGAGATAAAGATCTTACCCGTACCAGTCGCATTGGTCGTCGTGGCGATAGAGCCTTTAGGGGCGCTCGTCGTCGTGGAGTTGGCGGTAATCGCGCCGGTCAGGAAATACAGACCAGCCGTCGCGTTAGCGACAACCGCATCCGTAGTCGCCGTCGACGTGAACGTGCCAGAAACAGTCGCCGTCGTCAGAGCCGCACCAGAGATGGTGCCGCCGCTGATGGCCGCGCCCGTAATGGTCGTGCCAGCAACGAGTTCCGGGTCAGAGTAGGCAACGCCAACCGATTTGCTATTAGCCATCGTTGTCGCTCCTATTAGCTAACCGCAGCGTACTGCCACTTAGAACCGTCCGAGTAGAAGATCTTGCCGACGCCCGTAGCGTTCGTCGTCAGACCAATCGAACCTTTGACCGCAGCGGTCGTGGTCGAGTTGGCCGTGATCGCCGTGTCGACAAAATAGATACCCGCGCCGTTCGGAAACAGGATGGTCGTGCCGCCAACGAGCTTGGCAGCATTGGTGTTGCCGTCCGTGAACAGGTAGCTGGCCGAACCGTTCGGAATCGCGCCCGTCGGGCCGTACGAGTCGAGCGGGTAAGAGGCATTAGAAGTCGAAGTCGTCATAAGAATCTCTCCTTAGTTGAAGAAGATGGGGCCGAAGCCCCATCCAATTAACCCCACAGACGGACAG